TTCGTCCAATATCTCCCCGATTACGTCAAATACAGTCCAGAGTGGTCCTGCATTGGGCCAGCCTGAGCAGAAGTACAAGTAATGGCAGTCAGAGTAAAGCAGCCCCTTCTGGGGGCAGTACAGCCCCGATTATGCAACACACCTTTAACCGGTAAATCTAGAGGTCCAGAGGTAGGCGAACTAGCTGCATCTCTCGGTATGCCTTTATTGGACTGGCAACAATGGGTATTAAACGACATGTTAGCTATACGCGAAGATAATACTTATATTCGCAGAAGTAGTGTGCTTATCGGATCTCGGCAGAATGGAAAATCATTTATAGGCAGAATTAGAGCTGTAGCCGGTCTAGTTTTATTTGGGGAAAAGAATCAGCTTATTATGAGTAGTAATCGTGGCATGGCATTAACTAACTTTCGAGATATTTGTTATTTGCTAGAAAGCAGCGATGAAATGCGTAGAAAAGTAAAACAGATCAGATATGCCAACGGCACAGAATCTATAGAGATCCTGCCTAAGTATGGCGGCGGTCGCTTAGATGTAGTAGCTGCAACGGCTAACGGATCGCGAGGCCGAACAGCAGATTATTTATGGATAGATGAGATTCGCGACATTATTCCAGAGGCTTTCGCTGCTGCTGTGCCGGTAACTAGGGCGCGGCCTAATTCGCAAACATATTTAAGCTCTAACGCCGGTGATGCTTTTAGTTTGACCTTAAACGACCTACGCGAAAAGGCTTTAAGTAATCCGCCAGAATCTTTTGGCTTCTATGAGTACTCCGCGCCCCAGTGGTCTAAATTAACGGATCGTAAAGGCTGGGCGCAGGCAAACCCTAGTTTAGGTACTTTAATTACAGAAGAGGCAATAGAAGAAGCTCTATCTATAAATACAATCGAAACATTTAGGACCGAGACCCTTTGCCAGTGGATTAGCAGTATAAATAATCCATTCCCAGAAGGATCTATAGAAGCTACAAGTGATATTAACTTAAAGCTATCACCCGGACCCCTAACAGTTATGGCTTTCGATATTAGCCCTAGTAGGCGCGATGGAAGTTTAGTCATGGGTCAGATAACTGCCGAAGGTAAATACGGCGTATGCGTATTAGAAACCTTTCATAGCGACGTGGCTATAGATGAGCTGCAGGTAGCTGTGGCAGTTAAGAAATGGTGTGATTTATACTATCCGCGAGTAGTTTGCTTTGATAAATGGACTACGCAGTCAATAGCGGATCGGCTGTCTAGAAATGGCGTAAATGTAAAGGATATAAGCGGAATTAACTTCTATCAGGCGTGTTCGGATCTGCACGATCAGCTATCTAATAATCGCTTTGTCCACTCAGGGCAAGAGTTGCTAATTCAGCACTTTCAGAATTGCGCGGCCAAGATGAACGACAGTTCGTGGCGTATCGTCAGAAGAAAATCGGCCGGACCGGTAGATATTGCCATAGGCGCAGCTATGGTAATTCATGTACTGGTCCAGCCATTAGAAGCTGCCAAGATCTATTCTTAGTTTTCACCTACCCAGTCAAGTAATGCCTTTACAATTATGGCACTTACTGTAGTGTGTTCGCGCTTGGCTTTAGCTTTAGCCTTAACCCATAATTTATCAGGTATGCGGATAGATCGAGCTGGTGTATTACTCATTTAGTCCTACTTGCGAATAGATCAATAACTACGCCGAAAGGCATATCTTCGTTAGCGATAGCGTAAACTTCCAGATCTAAATAAATCTGGTGCATTTTCTCGCATAACTCGCTTTCGCCTAATTCAGACATAAGCTGAGTTACGTCGTCTATTAAATCTAAAGCTTCACTACGTAAAGCCTTATGCTTAAATACTTCTTCACACTTTAACGAGATTAACTCGGCTGCAGTGCTCATAGGTGGCAAGGTGAAGCAAAGTCTGTAAGGATAATCCAGCCTTCTACCTCGTCTGAGTGGCGAGTAAATGGAACTTGGATCGCTTTTAAAAATCCTTCAGCTATAACTAGATCTGTGTACTTATCAAACCAATACACAAACTTCCAATTAAAGTTAGATGGCTCTGGGGTGAAGCGACTAGCCTGCTTAAACCAGTCGATGCCCTGCCACTTCATAGAATTACTCCATAGGTACTCGAAGCCTTCTGCATCTATCTCGATCTGTACTGTTTTCATCTGTAGCCCTTCTGCCTAAGACGTTCGCTTAGATCAGTAATACAAAGGTAATGCCCTGTCTATACAAAGTCAATACACGACACGCCACCTATTTATAGCTGAGCGTAAATAATCCGACACGCAGGGCGAAATACGCATATATGCTAGACAAATAAGGGAAAATGCCCTATATGGGATTACTGCAGACTTTAGGCCTTAGAGCTGATACTAAAAAGGTAGATGCACAGTACGCGCCTGCTGTGATGTTAGATTCTTACGGCTATAACAGCGTAGGTGCATCATTCGGTTATGGCGCGATGGATCGTGCACTAGCTGTACAAGTACCAGCAGTTAACAGGTGCGCTAATTTAGTAAAAGGCGTAATTGGATATTTACCACTTAAATTATATAAAAAATCTACCGGCGAAGAATTAGGATCACCAGTCTGGTTAGATCAACCCGATATACGGCAACCAAGATCAGTTACAATAAGTGCAACAGTCGATAGTTTAATTTTCTACGGATCCGCTTACTGGCGTGTTACAGAAGTTTACAGTTCAGATATGCGCCCGGCTAGATTTGAATGGGTAGCAAACACTAGAGTAACTGCACAGACTAATCCACGTGGCACAGAGATTTTATATTACATGGTCGATCAAGAACAAGTACCGTTGATAGGTAATGGCTCATTAATTACATTTCAAGGATTAACACAAGGCGTATTACAAACAGCAGGCCGCACAATACAAGCTGCATTAGATTTAGAAAAAGCCGCATCTGTATCTGCTGCCACACCGATGGCTACTGGATTCTTAAAAAATACCGGCGCAGATATGCCGGAGGCACAAGTACAAGGATTACTAGCTGCATGGAAGTCTGCACGTCAAAATAGAAGCACAGCATATTTAACTAGCACGTTATCTTATGAGCCAGTCGGCTTTAGTCCTAAAGATATGATGTACTCAGAAGCCCAACAATATTTAGCAACACAGATAGCACGTGCCATGAATGTACCTGCATATTACATAAGCGCAGATATGAATAATTCTATGACCTATCAAAATATATTAGAATCTAGAAAAGAATTTGTCGCGTATTCTTTACAGCCTTACATTTGTGCTATTGAGGATAGGCTTAGTATGGACGACGTAACAAATAGAGGAAATATTGTAAAGTTTGCAATAGAAGAATCATTCTTACGTGCAGACACAATGAAGCGACTAGAAGCGTTAGAAAAAATGTTATCTCTAGGTTTAATAACTGTAGAGGAAGCCAAAGAAATGGAAAACATGACCCCAGAAGGAAGTGAAGATAATGCTACTTACATTCAGTAGTAATGTAGAAAGCGCAGATACAGAGCGCAGAGTTATCGCTGGCAAGATAGTGCCTTACGAAACTGTAGGTAACACTAGTGCTGGCCCTGTTATGTTTGCTAAAGATTCTATAGATATTGGCGATCCCGGCAAGATTAAAATGCTTATGCAACACGAAGCAACTAAGCCAATAGGTCGTATGCAGAAATATAATAAGGCAGAAGATGGCATTTACGCTAGCTTTAAAATTTCTGCAAGTATGCAGGGATCCGATGCATTAACCCTTGCCGCAGAAGATCTAATTTCTGGTATGTCTGTAGGTGTAGAAGTAATTAAATCATCACAGAAAAAAGATTATATTTATGTAACTAAGGCTAATTTAAAAGAAGTTAGTCTTGTAGAAACACCAGCATTTACAGAAGCAAAAATATCTAGTGTTGCCGCTAGCGAAGGCGAAGCGGAAGCAACAAATCAACCAACTACGGAAAGCGAGGCACAAGTGGAAAACACCACCGAGCCAATAGCAGTACCAGTGGTAGAGGTTCTTCCAGTAGAAGCCGCACGTCCAACAATTAGTGCTGCTATCTATGCCGAGCCACGTACACCAATTAATTCACAAGCTAAATACTTACAGTATTCAGTCAAAGCACAATTAGGAGATCACGAAGCTGGTCTATGGGTAAGAGGCGAAGATACTAAAGCAAAGAGAATAAATGCCGCAGACGATTCGTTCACAACTAATCCTGCATTTTCTCCAGTTTCTTATGCCACAACAGTTATCGATACTCTTATCGGATCACGTCCAACTATCGATGCATGCGGTGGTGCTAAAGCTATTCCTAATTCCGGAATGACTATATCTCACCCAAAAATAACAACTTCTGGAACTGTCGCAAGCACTTCCGAAGGTGGTTCACCATCTGAAACAGGAATTGTAAGTGCGTACGTAAACGCAACTGTGGTTAAGTACGCCGGATTACAACGCTACAGTGTTGAGCTTTTAGAAAGATCTAGCGAAAATCCTGCATTCTTCCAAGCTATGTTAGACAACATGACCCGAGCTTATAATAAAGCAACAGATGCAGCAGTAATTGCAGAAATTGTTTCTGGTGGAACACTTGCAACATCACAAGCTACTACCTATTTAGGTATTCAAGCATATATTGCACAAGCTGGCCCAGCTGCATATTCTGCAACAGGTGAACTAGCAACTGGATATATTGCAGGTACAAGCCAATGGTCATTACTGATCGCAGCTAAAGATACTGCGGATCGTCCAATATTCACGGCACAAAATCCTATGAATGCTGGCGGTACATCATCTCCAACTTCAATACGTGGATCGCTGTTTGGTTTGGATCTTTACATAGATGCGAACATGGTATCTACTACTATTGATGATTCAGCATTTATTATTGTGCCATCTGCAATAGCAATTTATGAAAGCCCAGTACTTAGACTTTCAACCAATGTACCAACATCTGGTGAAATCGAATTAATGCTTTATGGATATATGGCAACTAAGACACTTGTGTCTGGTGGCCTACAACGCTACAACATGACTGCGTAATACAGAAACACATTAATAATCTCTAGGGCTTAGTAGCCCTTAGCCCTAGAGAGCTATTAGAAAGGAATAAATAGTGGCCGCGACTTATACGACGATGCAAGAGCTAAGAGATAATTTAGGTATTGGAACTTTATATCTAGATGCAACAGTAGAAGAAGTGTGCCAAACAGGACAGGATTTATTAAACCAATATCTATGGTTTGATAGTGCCCCAGTTATCGGCGCATCACTTAGCAGTAACACCGCATCTGTAGTGTTAGCTAATCCCGGAATATTTGTAATTGGCCAAAGCGTAACTATCGCTGCTGCAGGCTCGACTTACAACGGCACTTATACTTTAACTGGCGCATTTCCCGGATCGACAGTACCGGCTTCAATAGGCACATCATTATTTACACAATTACAATTTAACAATTTTCCTACAGGTTATTCTGTAATTCAATACTCTAAAACAGCTAGCGATGATCCTTTCCATCGTGTGCTGCCTTATGGTACGGCGACCGGGCCAGACACTAAAACAGCCAGTTACGCGGCTACTGCAGCTATCCGTCAAGCTAGCATGATTCTCTGCGTAAATATCTGGCAGGCCCGGCAGACTTCAATGGCCACTAATGGTATGGACGGAGTATCAGCTTCGCCTTATAGACTTGGTTACCAATTAATAAATGT